ATGAGTGGAAAAGAGCAGCCACAAGAAGACATACATGAGTGGAATATTAATAATGTAATCGCAAAAAGCAACATCTACAGAGAAGAAGCTAAAACAATTTTCTTTTCGTGGTTGTACAATCCTGACTCTAGAATAATAAACACTGACTATTATGATAGAAAAAAAGTACTTGACAGATGGTATGACGGGGAATATATTACTACACCTTTTGGAAGAAAAATAAAGATCGATTCTCGGCGCGCCTTCAATTACATAATTCAAAGCACTACTTCGGACGCTGTAATTGACAGAGCTATCGAGATTGACAAGTATTTATCAGACAAAAAGAGCTTCATATCGCACATAGTCCACGATGAGATTGTCGTAGATCTTGATAGTAAAGAGAGAGAGTTAGTGCCCGAGATTAAATCTATATTTGAAGAGACAAAGCTGGGCACGTTTATGTGCAACCTCAACGCGGGTAAAAATTATTCAGAACTAATGGAGCTTAAATTATGATTACCACCATTGGTATCGGCAAAGCCGGCACAGCAATCGCCGCCCACTTTAAAGAAAACAGAGAATATAAAGTATATTGCCTTTCAGGTGAATTTGACAAGACTACCAAATTCAAGTATAAGTTGAAATCTTATGATGAACAAGAAGATTATGAAAAAAACATACCAAATTTATCCAAGTTTTTTAAAGAGGCCACTGAAAATGTTCAAGTTTTTGTTTGTGGCGCCAGCAAGAGTGCCAACTATACACTATGCATTTTACAGCAGATTAAAGATAAAAAAATAGATTTATTTTACATCAAGCCAGACACGGAACTGTTGATAGGGAATATGAAGCTGCAAGAGAAGGCGATATTCGCAATTTTACAGGAGTATGCTCGAAGCGGATTATTTAACTCGATCACCATTTTTAGTAATCCAGTTTTAGAGCAAATAATTGGGGATGTTCCGATTAAAAAGTATTTTGAAACCATAAATCAAACTATTTATTATAGTGTTCATTATAAGAATTTATTTGATCACACAAAGCCAATCATTGGCAATTTAAGCCACCCATCAGAAGTACAAAGAATAAGGACCCTCGGCCGACTGGACACCAATAAAGTTCAAGAAAAATGGTTTTTTGAGCTTGACATGAGCAGGGATGTGTGTTATTATTTCTGTATATCAAAAGAAAAATTAGAACAGGACGGCGGCTTGCATCAAAGGATAATAGAAAAGTTAAAACAAAAATCAACCAATGCTTTTAAGAATCTGACATATGCGATTTATGAATCGCCATATGAAACTGATTTTGGGTTCTGCGTTGCCCATACTAACGCAATACAAAATAACCCTTGACTTGCTTGTTCAAGGGTGCTATATTAGATGTCAAGGAAAGCTTGGCATACTTTATTAAAAACAAAAGGAGAAAATAATGTCAATTAATATGGAATTAATGAAGCAAAAGCTCGCTACACTTCGTGGCGAGGGAAAATACAACGATGGCCCTTCAATTTGGTTTAAGCCAGATGAGGGAGATCAAGATATTCGGATCGTACCCACTGGTGACGGGGATCCGTTGAAGGAATTTTTCTTCCACTATAACGTGGGAGATCATAGGGGTGGTATCATGTGCCCGAAGCGTAACTTTGGAGAGAATTGTCCGATTTGTGAGTTCGCTTCAACGCTTTGGCGCGAGGGTGTCGACAAGAACGATGAGGAGAGCAAGAAGCTTGCAAAGAGTCTTTTTGTGCGTACCCGATATTTCTCGCCTGTTGTTGTTCGTGGTAACGAAGACGAAGGAATCAAGGTTTATGGCTATGGAAAGCAAGCTTACGAGCTTTTGCTTGGCTACATTCTTGATCCGGAGTACGGAGATATCACCGACCTCAAGGAAGGCACCGATATCACGCTAACGTACACTAAGCCAACTCGACCGGGAGCGTATCCCCAAACTAATCTCAAAATGCGCCGCAACACATCGCCACTCTTGGAAGATCAAGAGGCAATTCCCGGTATGCTCGATAATATGCCTGACTTTGATGGTCTATTTGAAAGGCTCGCCCCTAATCAAATTGATGCCATCTTGGATGAACAGATGTCTGGCTCCAAATCTGCAGAGGAGCGCTCAAGTGAGAGCGTACGCTATGCGAAGGGAGCAAGTGAAGTCGATAAGGCATTTAACGATCTGATGAGCGGAGCTTAGTGAAAAGCCGCGGTGCCCCGGCAAAACAGGGCACCACTTTATTCTATGTAACACAGAAAAGGAGAATGTTATGGAATGGTTAAAATCGCAATTGGCCCGATGGAAGGTCCAGGTTAGTTTTGTGGCAGGGGCCCTAGTGGTCGCTACTGCATATGGGACTTGCACTTTCGAGCCGCCGGCCGAGGAAGTCAGTGAGGCTACCACGACAGGTACTGCCGAGACAACCACAAGTGCAGTCGAAGTTTCTGAAACTACTACCGCAACCAATGAAAACACAGGTAATGCGACTGAGACAACAACTACAACTGAGTAGTGAATAAGCCGCTGGCAGACCGGTGTAAAGTCTGCCGCCTTATGTTCAGGGTAGAGCAGTTTGGTAGCTCGTCGGGCTCATAACCCGGAGGTCGGTGGTTCAAATCCATCCCCTGCATCCATTTTATTTATGCCAAGGAGGCCACATGGCTAGAAAAGCCAAACAAACAAAAGCTGGAAGAGTATCAATGCAAGACTTGATGAGTCTTGTTAATAAGAAAGCCGGCAGAAATGTCGCTCACGATCTAACAGGAGAAAATCCAACCGAAGTAAAAGAGTGGATCTCTACTGGTTCGCGATGGCTTGATTCTATTATATGTAAAGGAAAGGTAGCTGGGATTCCAGTCGGTAAGGTCACAGAACTGGCAGGCCTGGAGAGTACCGGTAAATCCTACATGGCTGCGCAAGTGGCCGCAAACGCTCAGAAAACGGGCAAGATGGTCGTCTACTTCGATTCCGAGTCTGCCATCGACCCAAGCTTCTTGGAGCGAGCAGGATGCGACCTAGAGCGTTTAATGTACGTTCAGGCGTCCTCTGTGGAGTTTGTGCTGGAAACCGTGGAAGAACTGCTTGGGGCAACCGATGAACAACTGTTGTTTATCTGGGACTCTCTGGCATTGACGCCTTCGGTATCAGATGTTGAGGGAGACTTTAATCCTCAATCCTCGATGGCGGTCAAGGCTCGTATTCTCGCTAAGGGAATGTCAAAGCTGATCATTCCTATTGCAGACAAGCAGGCAACGTTTGTTGTGCTTAACCAGCTTAAGACAAATATTCCAAGTGGCCCTAACGCTCGCATTATTGCGATGACTACCCCCTATATGACACCCGGCGGCAAGGCGATGCACTATTCGTATTCGCTGCGCATCTGGCTCACCGGCCGCAAAGCCAAGTCTGCTTTCATCGAGGATGAAAAGGGGTTCCGAATCGGATCCGAAGTTAAAGTTAAGCTAGAGAAATCGCGCTTTGGAACACAAGGCAGAAACTGTGCCTTCCGTATCCTGTGGGGTACCGAAGATATTGGCATCCGCGACGAGGAAAGCTGGTTTGATGCCGTAAAGAGTTCTGATTACCTAACCAGCGCTGGAGCGTGGTATACTCTTAAGATGCCAGATGGGTATGAGAAAAAGTTTCAACCATCCAAGTGGACCGAGATCCTACAAGCGGATGAAGAATTTAAAAACAACATCATTAAGCTGATGGATGAAGAAGTAGTTCAAAAGTTTGATCGAAGAGAAGGATCCGCGGAACAATTTTATGCAGAACCGGGATAAAACGCTTGACATCTCCCCTGTAATAAGTTATAAATTATGACAAACACTAACAAGAAAAGGCTTCTTATCGTGGATGCCTTAAACGCTTACTTGAGGGCTTATATTGTTGACCCCTCAATCTCTGCCAATGGTCAGCCAATCGGCGGCTTGAAGGGATTTATTAAGATTTTACAAAAACTCGTAAGAGATACAAAGCCTCAAGAGATTATTATTGTATGGGACGGACCCAATGGTTCTAAGAAAAGAAAGTCCATGGATAAGAATTACAAGGCCGGCCGCAAGCCAATTCGCCTAAACAGAGCCTTCCATAATCTTACTGATGATCAAGAGATGCAGAATAAGGTTTGGCAGCAATCTCGCCTTATTGAATATGTGAATGAGATGCCCATAGTTCAGACAATGCTGCCAGAAATTGAAGCAGATGACGTTATATCGTACATTACCAGAATGCCACATTATGATGGATGGCAAAAGGTGATCGTTTCGAATGACAAGGATTTCATGCAGCTCTGCGATGAAGAAACGATCTTGCTTAGACCAACTAAGAAAGAGATCATGAACATGAACACGATCACGGAGCAAATCGGGATACATCCTACGAATATGGCACTCGCGAGAGCAATTGCAGGAGACACCAGCGATAATCTAAAGGGCGTTCGTGGTGCCGGCTTGGCCACAATAGCTAACCGCTTACCGTTTTTGGCAGAAGAAAAAACCTATTCTATTGATGATGTGGTTGGATATTGCGAAATCACCGAGGCAAAACCAAAATTTTATTCTAATGTCGTCGAAGCTAAAGAGTTGATAGAACACAATTATAACATGATGCAGTTGTATGCCCCGCAAATGTCTATTCAGGCAAAACAAAAGGTTGACTACGCAATAACTGAATTCGAGTATTCCTTTAATAAAACGGCCATACTTGGGATGATGATCGAAGATGGGTTTGGGGAGTTAAATTGGGAAGATTTGAAGGTATCTTTGAACAAAATTAGTATAGAATGTGTCGGGTCTGCGACCTGAGATATAATTGATTTGCAAACGGAAATACTGTTTACTACTTACTAATACCGCTCAAAAACCTGCCGTAGAGTTGGCAAGCAAAATCTAAATATATTATTTGACTATTACTGAAAAAAATGCTATATTCTATAGCGAACGAGGGAATTTATGTTAGCAGAAAGAGTAGACTTTGGAAGGTATGGAAAGTCCTTCCAAGAAGGCTTAGTGCAGCTTATCTTTGAGGATCGCCCATTCGCCGATCAGATCACAGAAGTTCTAGATATCAACTTTTTAGATCTTGAATATTTGAGAGTCTTTGCCGGCAAGATCATGGAATATAGAATCAAGTATAATAAGCATCCGTCGCCGGAAGCAATTATATCGATTGTCAGAACTCAACTTGATCGCGAAGATGATGTGATTCAAAAGCAAGTTAAAGATTACTTTGCAATGATTCACTCTAGAGAGATTGACGAAGTAGATTACATCAAAGAAACCGCCTTAGAGTTTTGTCGAAAGCAAAAGTTAAAAGAGGCGATGATGAAGTCCGTAAATCTGCTACA